GGAATCTGATACAGAAATCTAAAAAAGATAAAACAGGCATTGTCAATTTGATGATGACAGGACAAATGCTAGGTGCGATGACAACCAAAGCAAACCGTAGACAAGCAGAGATATTTTTTGTTGGTAGAGAACAAAATAAAAAAGCAAGTTTTAATAACAAAAATAGACCTTTTATGGGCTTTAATAAACGTGAAGAAAAGCGTTTAGCAAAAGTATTTGAGAGACATTTGACATGAGTAGTAGAGAAAACATTGCAAAGAATATTGTTGATACGCTCAAAACAGCAGTGCAACCGATACGGCTTGCTTTTGTAACTCGTCAGACTTTTGATTTTGATAAATTATCAAACAGACAGTTTCCAGCAGTTCTCGTGAGAACAGCAGACGAAAACAGAGAAGATTCAACACTTGGCGGTACGCTTGGAAAAAGAATGTCAACAATAACATACGATTTAGTGTGTTTTGTTAAAAGTAAAGAAATTGATACAGCAAGAAATCAAATCATCGAAACGATAGAGGAAATTCTTGATGTAGATAGGACTCGCGGTGGAAATGCAAAGGACACGCAAATTACATCGATTGAGGTTGATGAAGGGCAAATCACCCCGATTGGTGGTGTAATTTTAACAGTCGCAGTAACTTACGAGTATACACGCGGCATAACTTAAAAAATGAGGTAGTAAAAATGGCAACAGTAACAGGGCAATCAGGCGTTGTGAAGATCAATCTTACAGGGCAAGCAGTAGCACTTGTTGGTGAAGTACGATCATTCACTATGAATTTGAATAATTCTCTTTTAGAAGTCACCAAAATGGGCGATACGGGTAGGAAATACACTCCATCCCTTGATGAAAGTGATGTTTCTATTGACGTTTTTTGGGATCAATCAGATCAACAGCAGTTAGCTCTTGATCCAGGTGCAATAATAGATTTTGAGTTAAGTCCAAGCGGAACGGCATCAGGTTCTAAAAAATATGAGGGAACAGCGTTTAACGTGTCAAGCAAATCAATTACAGCATCATTTGATGGTATGGTTGAGGCAAGTTTTAGTTTTCAAGGTGGTACAGTCAGTGAAGGTAGTCACTCATAATGGGTTTAGCTAGGGAGCTGCGAGAGAGGCGCACAATTCCTCTCCGAGAAGTTTCTGTTTCCGCGTGGGCAGATGAAAAGGGCAAACCATTTAAACTCTATACACGAGCAATCACTTGTTATGATTTGAATGAGTTACAGAAAAAACATCCTAATTTTTTAGAAAATACGACCATTGCCGCGATGGTTGATTTGATTATTCTAAAAGCGACAGATAAGGGTGGTGAACGCATATTTACAAACTCGGAGGATCGTATTGATTTAATGGGTGAGGAAACATCGGTTATTTCTGAAATCGCCAATCAAATGTTTGCAGATATTGAAACAGTGGAGACTAAAATAAAAAACTAGAAAGCGATCAATCGAGGATTAATCTTTTATCGTTGGCTGATCGCCTAAAAATATCAATTGAAGATGCTGAACAAATGCCAGTAAATCATATGAATGAATGGTTGGCATATTTCACAATAATGAGTAGAAAAGATGGCTGAAAACACCAAAATTATAATTAGTGCAGTTGATAAAACTAGAAAAGGTTTTAGTTCTGTTACATCGGGATTAAAAAAAGTTTCTAGTGCTGTATTTAATTTAAAAACTGCATTGCTTGGAGTAGTTGGAACTGCGGGTTTTGGTTTGCTTGTCAAAAACTCTTTGCAATCTACTGACGCACTAGCAAAAACTGCATCTAAAATCGGTACAACAACTGAGGCTTTATCTAAGCTAAATTTTGCTGCTGATATTACAGGCGTAGCAACTGAAACAATGAATATGGCTTTGCAGCGTTTTACACGCAGAGCAGCAGAGGCGGCAAAAGGAACTGGTGAGGCAAAAGGCGCACTAAAAGAGTTAGGAATTAGCGCAAGAGAATTAGTAAGGTTGCCACTTGATCAAAGAATGTTGGTGCTTGCGGATGCGTTTAGTGGAGTAGAAAATGAATCAGACAAATTAAGATTAGCGTTTAAGTTGTTTGATTCTGAGGGTGCTGCGCTAGTTAATACTCTTGGATTAGGTCGAGATGGACTGAATGCGCTATTTAAAGAGGCCGAGGATTTAGGTTTAGTTTTATCGGGTACTGCTGCAAAAGGTGTCGAGGACGCTAATGATGCCATCACTCGCTTACGTAGACTGTTTAAAGGTGTAACAGATCAAACGGTTGCAGCTTTAGCCCCTGCAATTGCATTACTAACTGAAACATTTAAAGATTTTTTGTTAGAAGGAATCACCAAAACTGATGGTGGTGTTAAAGACTTTGCAAACTCACTAGCGATTACTCTCCTTGATGCAGTCGGAACATCATTAGAAGGATTGCAAAATTTATTCAATGGAATTGTAAAATTTTATAATGATACTGTAACAAAAATTAATGAATTTAATGAAGTTACGAGAAGATTAAATCCATTTTTAAGTGATGATGAAAAAAAGAATGCCCAAGAGTTAGGTAGTGAAATTGAGCAGTTGAATGCAATTCAAAAAGAAAGACTTAGATTAATTGAAGAAATTTCACAACAAATTCAAGACGGAGGTGGCATTCCTGATCCTTTGGGTTTATCTGATCTTCCTGATGTTTTTCCAAAAATGCAATCTGATTTAAGAAGTTTACGGTCAGAATTTGATGAGACGGCCTCAAGAATAGACGTTTTAAAAGATTTGCTAGAAAAAACAGATAACTCTTTCGATACAATTGGAAAAAAAGATTTTACCTCTGCAATACTCAAGCAATTAGAGAATTTAAAAAAATCTATTGGTAGTGTCAATGAAGGAACAGATGATTTAAACAAAAACATAGAAGAAAAGATGCCGTCTGCATTTCAAATTCTTATTGAAAGAATGCAAGAGTTAAGGAAACAAGGTAAAGATGTTTCTGAATCTTTGGTCGATATTGGTGATAAAGCCCTAAATGGTTTAGCTAAAGCTTTCACAGACGCTATCACAGGTGCTAAAAAATTCTCAGATGCCATGAGAGCAATGTCTAAATCTGTAATTGATTCCTTAATACAAATGTTAATACAAAAATATATTGTTGATGCTGCATTTGGCGCGATAACAAATTTCATAAATCCTACTACTCCTAAAAGTTCAACTAGCAGCGCACTAAGTCAAGCAGCAGACGCAGGTTATGGAATAAGGGGCTTTGACGGTGGTGGTTATACTGGTATGGGTGCAAGAGCAGGGGGTCTTGATAACAAGGGGGGGTTCGCTGCCGTACTCCACCCAAATGAATCAATTATTGACCACTCAAAAGGTCAATCAATGGGCGTTACTATCAATCAAACAATTAACGTAACAACTGGAATTCAAAGCACCGTTAGATCAGAACTGGTGCAATTATTACCTCAGATTGCAGCAGTTACGAGATCAAGTGTTGCAGACGCTAGACTACGCGGTGGATCATTCTCGAAAGCAATGGTGGGTGCGTAATGACTGCATTAGCGTTTCCAAACGATCCCACTACTCAAAGTCCTTATACAATTCAAAATATGTCTATGCGATTACGTAGGACAGTCGCAGTTGTCGAATCCCCTTTTACTTATGATACTCAAGTCCATGCACATCAGGGCGCACGTTGGGAAGCTGAAGTCACTTTACCGCCTTTGACTCATGCCCAAGCTAGAGGGTTTGAGGCGTTTTTGGTTGCCTTAAAAGGTAGAGAGGGAACTTTTACTTTTGGTAATCCTTTGCACACATCAACTGCAACGGCAGTAACATCGGGATCAACTGCGATTAGGTCAACATCATTAACAACTACGGCAGCGGCAAGTGCGATAGCAGCGGGTAATTATTTTCAATTAGGTGATTATTTATACATCGTTACCAGTGATAAATCATCTGGTGCGGGAACTCTTAATTTTGAACCACCGTTAAGGCAGACCATCGCAAGTGGACAAACCCTTGATTTTACACTGCCCCAAAGCACTTGGCGCATGAGCGCGAATGATATCGGTTGGTCAATTAGCAGTGCATCAATTTATGGTTTTACTTTTAGCTGTATAGAGGCGTTATGAGTCGTACCCTAACAACTGCAATGAGCAACGCTGTAACAGCAGATGTTGTCAGACCCATATTATTAATAAGAATGGTTTTTGATACAGCACCGCTTCATGTTTGGAATGGTGTGGGCGATCTAACTTTTAGCAGCAATACATATTCTGGTTTAGGTGATTTGATAAGTATTTCCACAATCGAAGAAACCTCCGATATTAGTGCATCGGGTATCAATGTCGTTTTGACAGGGTTAAAAAGCTCATTTTTAAGCACTGCACTTAATGAAGATTATCAAGGTCGAGTCATTACAGTTCATTTAGGGGGATTTGACGCAAGCGGAAGTTTGATAGCCGATCCGATCATAATATTTACTGGATTTATGGATGTGATGACAATCACAGAGGCAGGTGATTCTTCAACAATTAGCATTGCGTGTGAGAATAAACTCATTGCTTTTGAGCGCAGTAAAGAGCGCAGATACACACCCGAAGACCAAAAAATTGATTTTCCAAATGACAAAGGTTTTGAGTTTGTTGCAGATACATCAAAACAAGAAATTATATGGGGTGGTCGCTCAACACCATTAGGGGTTTACGGTGGAACACACGATGAACCTAACAATGGCACTAGTTTGGTATGATTTTTTCGCTTGAATCATTGGCAAATGTAAAAGAGGACATAAAGCCACTTATCAAAAAACATTGGGAGCTTGTTGCGCTAAATCAAGGCGTAATCAAATTGAATCCAGATTGGGAAAAATATGCTCAAATGGATCAAGCGGGATTATTAAGAATATTTACAGCAAGAAAAAATCACGAATTAGTGGGTTATTGCGTTTTAGTTGTAAGCCAAAGTTTACACTACAAAGATCACATATTTGCAAATAATGATGTTGTTTTTGTACTGCCCGATTACAGAGAGGGTATGACAGGCTATAAGTTAATAAAATATGCAGAGGATTATTGCAGAGAGAATAATGTTTCACTTTTAAATATAAATACGAAAGTGCATTTACCTTTTGATTCTTTGATGCTTGGAATGGACTTTGAGTTAATTGAACGCATTTACTCTAAATATTTAAGAGGTTAATTTATGGCGATTTCATTAGTCGCGGGTTTAAGCGCAGTTGGTGGCGCAATGATTACAGCGGGCAAATTTGCCATAGGGTTTAAAGCTGCTTTTGGTGCTTTTGCGATGGGGGCGGGTTTATCCTCTTTATCTCGCGCCCTAGCACCAAAGCCAAATATGAACGCCTCTCTGCGAGGGCAAACAATTACCAATCGTGATCCAGTTGGTACTCGCAAGGTTGTCTACGGCAAAACGAGAGTCGGTGGCAATATTGTGTTCATAGAAAGCACTGGTACGAATAATGATGATTTGTACTTAGTTATTGCAATTGCAGGACATGAGATTGAAAGCTACGAGGCGGTGTATTTTAACGAAGAAAAAGTGTATGAAAACGCTGCTTATGTAAGTGATTGGGATACTTACATTGATTTACATTTTTATTATGGAACTGATACCCAAACAGCAAATAGCGCATTGGTTTCTGCAAGCAATAATAAATGGACAAACGCACATACATTAAACGGTGTTGCATACATTGTTGTTAAACTTACTTATGATCAAGATAAATTTGCAACTGGATTGCCTAATATCTCATGTATTATCAAAGGTAAAAAAGTTTTAAATGTAGGTGGAACTGCAACCGCGTGGACTGACAATGCAGCACTAATCATTGCTGATTATTTACGTGATACTAAATACGGACTTGGAGAATCGGCATCAAATATTGATAGCGCATCTATTACGACAGCGCATGGTATTTGCGATGAGGATGTCAATTTATCTGGAAGTGGATCGCAAAAACGATACACAGTTAATGGTGTAATTGATACCGCAACACCTATTAAAGATAATATTGAATTATTGCTTGGCAGCATGTCGGGCAGATTGATTTTTACTGGTGGAAAATTTCAATTATTTGCGGGTAATTATGTCGCACCAACTGTAACTTTATCGGAGAGCGATGTTGCGGGTGAGATTAGTATCGTAACAAAACAGTCGAGGCGTAGTCAGTACAATGTTGTGAAAGGTGCTTTTATCAGCGAAGAAGAAAACTACACCCCCGCAGATTATCCATCGCAGAGAGTTTTAGATGGAAGTGGTAACAATACTTACGCAACACAGGACAATGAGCAAATTTTACTTGATTTGCCCTTACCTTTTGTAACAAACAACGTCAGAGCGCAAAGATTAGCGAGAATCGCACTTCAAAGATCAAGGCAACAAAGAGTTATATCAATACCGTTTAATTTATCCGCTTTAAAGTTTAAAGTTGGCGATAATATCAATATTACGAATACGCGATTATTTGGAAACACTACGCTTATTTTTGAGGTGTTAGGCTACAACATATCATTTGGATCGGAAAATCAATTAGTTGTCAATGTAGAGGCTAGAGAAACAAACTCAAACATTTACACATGGAATCAAAGTGAGATTGCATTTTTAGGTTCAAGCACTGTTTTAATTAATGACGGTCAAACAGTAGCAGCTCCAACAATTACAAGCATAACAAACGACACTTTTTTAAATGCAGATGGTACGTTTTCAGAAAATGTAATTGTGAATTTTTCAAGTTCAGCAAGTGCTTTTATCGATCATTATGTTGTGGAATATAAAGTTGCAAGTGATTCAAATTATTTTTCTCAACAAACAGTCACATCACCTTTTATAATAAATAATGTAAGAAATTCAACAACTTACGACATACGCATTAAAGCAGTAAACGAATTAAATGTATCAAGTGCATTTGCAACGACTCAACACACGACAGTGGCAGATACAACTGCGCCCGCTGCACCAACAAATTTAGCAGTCACCAATAATTTTAAATCTATAAATGTCACTTGGACAAATCCAACGGATGCAGATTTTAGCCATGTGGAGATTCACAGAGCTAGTGGATTAATCGGGGGAACGTATTCAAAGGTTGGAGAATCATCTGGTACACTTTTTATTGATACAAATTTAGCGTTTAATACAAATTTTAATTATAAAGTACGATCAGTTGATTTTTCTGGTAATGTTTCTGCGTTTACAACTCAAAATAATTTAGCTAGTTCTGCGGCTAGAATCGCAAGCGATGAGATTACAAGTTTATCAGTGCAGAAATTAACTGGTGATGTGACCGAAGTATATCCATTCTCTCAATATTACGATGCAACTTTGACGGCTTCCGAATCAACGATTGGAACTTTTACGTTACCCACACCGACATTATCGATCAGTAAACGTCAAAAAATTGATATTGTTGCGCTTTTTGAAATTCAAAATAGTGGTTTGACGGCAGAGGCAAAGAGAAACATATTTTTTAGTATTCAAAAAAAATCAAAAGGTGTTAACTCGATACAAATTGGTGCAACAAACGGGGTAGTTTCTGAGTCATTTCCACATACTTTAATGCAACTCATAAGCGTTTCTGGTAATCATTTAGAGAGCATTGATTCAAGTGGTGGAGTTGCAAAAACTAACAACGCAAGTGGTTCAAATGAACCCGCAACCATTAATTCTGTGTACTACGACAGCGCATCAAATAAAACATTTGTATTGATTGGTGGTTTATTTACATTTTCAACAAATGACACGTTATTTTATAGCGATAGCAAATTTACCTCTGCGGGTACTTGGGTTTCACCATCTGCAACTGAGGCAATAAATGTAATAACACCGCCCGACCCAGATATCAATTATGTCAATGCAACAACTGTTTCATCGGGTGTTGGAAAATCTCGATTTTATTTACCGTTTCAGCAAAGTTACGGGCAAACCAATACTGAAACTAATTATAGAGTTCGAGCTAAAGTATCGACTTTAGATACGGGTATTACCTACAAAATAATTAGAGCAAAAGGAACGCTAGAGAATATTGCATGATAAAAATTGGTTATACAAAAAATGGTGAGGATATTTTTGTTGAGTCAGTGGATTCTTTGCACGTAGCAAACACACGAGTCACAGAGATAAAAAAAGAACTTGAAGATACACAAATTAAAGAATTTTATTTAGAACAAAAAATAACAGACGATGAATGGGCAAAAATAGGATTTATTGATAATGAGTGATATATATGAATTAGTCAGTGGTGATACAGCACCCCAAATTAAAGCCACTATAACTCGATTTGACGATGGTTCGGTTGTTAATATGTCTGGGGCAACGGTAAGGCTTTATTTTCGCAAGAAAGGCACTACAAGCGTTTTATTTACCCTTACAGCAGCAGCTACCGCTGATCTCGCTAATGGTATTGCGGTTTTTAGTTTTAATACAACGGATTTGGAAAATAGGGCAGCGGGAAGCTACGAGGGAGAAATTGAGATTACGCACAGTGACGGAAAGAAAGAAACCATCTTTGAAATATTGAACTTTGTTGTAAGGTCAGATTTTAATTAATGGATGCAAAAATATCGTTTAAAAAGGCGGTAGCAACATTACAAAATCAAACTAAAAAAGCCTCAATCAATTTTAAAAAAGCACCTGTTAATATTGCCTATAAAAAATCTTTAGCGGATATTGCATTTAAAAAAGCAGTTGCAAAAATAGTTGTTGAAGAATCACTAGCAAAAATTGCATTTCAAAAATCAATAAGTGTAATTAATTTTAGTAAAGCAAAAAGCGTAATTGCTTTGAGAAAAAGCGTATCAAAAATAAATTTTGCTAAAGCAGTTGCAGAGGTGAGTTTTGCAAGGGCGATTGCAAAAGTAGAAATTGGCAAATTTCCAATATTGTTTAAGTTCTTGGATGATATTGGAAACGTATTAGAGCAAATTAGGTTGACATTAAATAAACCCCTCAATGATTTGTTTAGTGCAACTGAAAATATTACAAAACAACTAACAAAAATTGTAAGTGATTCAGCTAGTGTCAGTGATTCCGAAACAAGAAATTTCACTAAAAGCGCAAGTGAATTGGCAAGTTTTACTGATCAGCTCCGAACAATATTTACAAAAGCAATAAATGATATTGGAAATTTTGCAGACCAATTAATTTTTAATGTTTCTAAATTTTTAGATGATAGTTTTTTTGTAAGTGAGCAAATATCAAAAATATTGACACGACCATTGAGCGATGCCGCAAGTTTTACGGATCAAATATTTATTAATCGTGGTCGTTTATTTAATAATATATCAACTGCAACTGATTCAGGTGTATTACTAGCCCAGGGTTATTGCGATAATATGAACTATTTTGATGATGACTATGTGGGTGCAAAGAGGATTTTTTAAATGATAAAAGATAAATTAAAACTTTCGGGTAATGTAAAAATTGAATTGATAGACCAAAAAGGACATATCAAAGAAACTAGAGAAATAAAAAATTTAGTCGTTTCTACTGGATTAACTTTTATTTGCTCAAGAATGGCTGATACGTCATCAAATGTTATGTCACATATGGCATTAGGGTCGGGTACGACAGCGGCAGCGGCAAACCAAACTGATTTAGTGTCGATTCTAGGCTCTAGGGAGGCGTTAGACAGCACTTCTGCATCAAGT